TTGTTTTGCACCTACCCCGCCTAAATCGCCTTTTTTCACGTCTCCAAACGAAATCAACGCTCGTATTCTGAACAGCTCCATTCCCCAAGCCGTGATTTTAGATGATAAATCTAATTCAAACTTCTTAATCATTATGGTATAATCTCCTTAGAGTTTCTCTTGCACAGGTCCTTACCTGTGCTTTTTTTAGTGCTCTCAACGTGCACCCAAAGCCCTACCGCTTCATGTTTTTTTAGAAAAGATAAGTGTGTGGGAAAGTAGATTATAATTTGGGGTATTAAAGTATATGCTACACTCCACGGCAAGGCTATGGCTACACGCTGAGAGATTGATGTTATTTGCTATATTTCTGTTTAAGCCGCTCTTGTTTTTCCTCTGGAGTCTCTACGACTTCAAAGAAGTAGTCTTTTTTTGGGGGCTTCTTTTTGCCAAATAGGAATTTTAATAGATGTTTCATATTATCCTTTCACTTGATCTAATGGTAGTCCATGAGTCTTGTTGTATGAATGGATTTTGTCATCAATCATACGATAAGGGCGGTGTACGATTGATTCTGCTTGCTTGCTTGACCAAATCCAATTGATAAGTTTTTTCATTTCTGTTTCTCCTTTAGTTGCTTGATAATATTCTTGATTTCGTTTAAGACAAACTCGCTGTCTTTGTATGTTTCACAGCTATCCGAAACCCCATCGCTAGCTGTGAAAGGGGCCCAATCGCCATGATGTATGCAATCGAAACCGATATAGTAGCCGTTGGTTGGAAACGCACTCCCATGGTCGTTAAACGTGATGCCTCCGTGACAATCGATTTCGTCAATGTTGACGTTCAATCCGTCTGGCACTTCGACGTATCCGCATAGATGCCCAAAATATCCATGTCTTCTAATGCAGGCATTGAACCCGTCAATGACGTAAGCTTTGCTTCCACCTTCTGGGATGATTTTCAAATCTTCCTCATAGCGTTCTTGATTAGCCATGTTTGCCCCCCAGAATACATGGACACCACGTTTTGCCCATTCGTCAATTAGACGTTGTTGAGCGTCCCCGTTGTAACCACAAATGTGATAAGCTAAACCGTAGTTTTCACGGCTATAGCGTTTCTCGATTACGACTTCTTTGTAAGCCTCAACGAACGCTTTGACTTCATCCAAGTTCTCACCGCATGGATAGAACAACCATGAACCATCCACTACTACGTGCCAGTTATCCCCTAGCGTTGTGTTGAATTTCTTGTAATCGATTTCAGCCATTTGTTTTACCTCTCTTATTCTTCTAACTACTACTGTATTGTTATCAGTTAGTAGTTATTATTCCTTAGTGTGCGACAGCACCATATTGTTATCAGTTGGTGCGTGACAACGCCATATTGTTATTACTTAGTTATTATTATTATTTAGTTATTATTAGTGTCGGATTCTTCAACTTTTGAATTATTCAACTTTTGAACTTTTCAACTTTGTAAAATTCAACTTTTGAACTTTTCAACTTTGTAAAATCAGTAAGTTGTAAAATCATCAGCACTATTGCCTGTGGATAACTCTTTCTCTAAATGTCTCACCCAGTACTCCCAGTAACTATCAGTGATGGGGATGTCTTGCACTAACGGATAATTCTGTATCCCTTTGCCACGCCCTAGGCTCTTACGATATACACGGATATAGCCCGCTTTTTTCAGCTCCTCAAACGCTGCTCTATGAGCGTCCCTGCCGTTCTTAGACCGCTGGGACAACTCCTCAAGGTAAGGCCGCCAATCGTCTTTATTAGTCATCAACACCCATAACAAACCTTTAGCTTGTAAACTCAACTCAGCGTTTTGGGCTGAGTGGTTATTCATTTGAGTATAGTTGTGGTCTGTGTTTCGTTGGATATACTTCATATCCCATGACCTATGCTCCTTTCTGGTAGATGCTTGCCACGATATCGTAGTAGCTATGCCCTGCTGGTATCGTGTACTTAGTTAAATCATCAACTCTGGAACCGTCTGCCATAATGTTGATTATGACCGGTTCCCATTTTTGTTTTTTCATGCTATAATTACCTCGTGAATTGTTTTACTAGTCCCTCAATGGAATTGCCGTTCCAGAGGGACTTTTTTGATAAAACTGATTTCAGCGGTCTATTCATCGAGTTCAGACATTGATGTTTGAATTCCTGCAATTGCCTTCACCCCATCGATATCAATAACGTTTGGTGTAAATGTGATGGTGGCTTTTGGTTTTTTGCTCGCTGACATCTCTAACTTAAAATCAGTGACGCCATAACCTAACTCCCAGTCGTTGACTTTAATTGAATATCCTGAGGAATTTAGAGATTGACCCTCACTTGGTTCTCGTTTAGGTTTAATACTTAGTTTTAATTGCTTCATTTTTGCTCCTTTTTAATGAGTCTGTCATGTTAGTGTTTCAAAGTTGGTCATTTAATAAATAGCCAGAAAATCAACGTTCCAAGACCAACTCCAAACAGAGCTCCTATGATGGCTAGTGCAACATCGTATCCGTCCAAGTTTGACTCAAAGAAATCTTTGAGCTTTTTTAAAACCTTCATTTTCAGTTCCTTTCCATTTGATATAATAGTTAATAAAAAGTGAGGTATTGAAATGAGATTAAAACCAGACTGTGTCAGAGCAATTCTCTTAGATGTTGAAAAGCGTGCTATTTATGGTCAAACTGTAAGCTACCTTAACCCAATAGATTTCCAAGCATTCCCTAACTATTCCCCTAATGAGGTTCTTTATCACATCAGGCAATGTCACGAAAGTGGATTTTTTATAGGTGACACTAGATTTCTCTATGAGGGTTGCATAATCAAAGACCTTTCGCCTGCTGGTCATGAGTTCCTTGCTAACATCCGAAAAGATACCAACTGGAACAAAACCAAAGAAATCGCTCAATCTGTAGGCTCTACTTCTCTTGATGTCATGAAAGATATTGCAGCTCAGGTTATTTCAAATCTCATATCAGGTCAACTTAGCAAGTAAAGTTAATTTAACTTCTGCATAGCCGTTCTCGGTTGTGCTTTTTATTTCAAATCCTGTAAGAGTTTTTAATTCTTGGCCGTTCAAGGATACTTTATCCTCACGAATTTCAATTTCTTCCATAGGTTCTCCTTTCTATCTAATTTGCTCAAGATGCTTGAACATGGTTTTTAAAAAAATATGAGGGAATATCGTTTATGTCAAGATCCAACAAATCTATAGCTCGTTCCATTTCTTCGTCTCTCCATCCCACTTTGTTATTGAGTTTTAGCGATAAAGAGCGCTCTGATAAGCCTAGAGCAATAGCAAAATTATATTGTGTTCCGTACTTTTCGACGATTTTCCCAGACAATTTTGAAAAGTCTTTGGTCATTGTTAGTCCTCCTGTGTTTCTTTTTGTTCAAATATCTTGAACAGTTTCATTCTAACACTGTCTTTTATCTTTGTCAATAAATAAATTCAAATTTCTTGAATTTATTGCTTGAATTTTTGTTCAAGATGTTTTACAATATGACTATAAAATTTAATAAGGAGTTTTTTATGGAGCGTAGCAGTACTTCAAAAAGACTTAGACAGATAATGTCTGAAAGGAATTTGAGACAAGTTGATATTTTAGAAAAATCCAAACCTTTCCAAAAACAACTAGGGGTTAAAATGGGGAGAAGCGCTTTATCTCAATATGTAACTGGGAAGTCAAAACCAGACGACAAGAAGCTATACCTTCTATCTAAAACACTTAATGTGAGTGAAGCTTGGCTTATGGGTTACGATGTTGATAAAAAACGCATACCAGATAGTGAGCGTAATTCAATATCAAATGACCAGCCTGAAATCATTTCAATCTACAACAAGCTAGAACAGCCAAGGCAGGGAAAAGTCCTAGACTTTGCTAAAGAACAACTTGAGGAACAAGAAAACTCTGAGGTGGTTTCTATTTTCAACAAGCCTCAAGACGATGAGGACTACATCACTGATTATGTTGAGGGGTTGGTTGCTGCTGGACATGGAATATTTCAGGAAGACAACCTTCACATGGAAGTGAAATTAAGAGCTAACGATGTTCCTGATGAGTATGACACCATTGCTAAAGTTGCTGGCGACTCAATGGAACCTCTGATAGAAGATAATGACCTACTTTTTATCAATATTACTAGCCAAGTAGATATCAACGATATCGGTATCTTTCAAATCAACGGCAAGAACTTTGTTAAAAAGCTAAAAAGAGATTACAACGGCTCTTGGTACTTACAGAGTTTAAATAGTGGATACGAGGAAATCCACCTTTCAGAGAACGACGATATCAGAACTATTGGTGAAGTCGTAGATATTTATCGGGAGAGATAACATGAGTATCGAAAATAGACCAATGGAAGTGATTAAACACAACCTAGATTGTCAATGTCATAGACGAAGAGAGTGGATTAGAGTCAATGATAAATGGCATGCTATCGAGTTTTCAGTGGATGATCCAAACGAACCTCCTATGACCGAAGAAGAAAAGGTCAATGTGGCCTTAATTTTTCAACAACACTTACCGAAAGAGTAAAAACAACTGTTTCTAAAATAGAAATAGTTGCAAACAAAAAAGCCCCACGCTCAGAAGTTTGGCGACCGAGAGCGTGAGGTTTGAAAATTGTATAGCAAAACACCTAATTCTTAGGCTGTTTTACTATACTCTATTTTATCATAGAATGGAGTAAAAAAATGGAAAAATGGAAAAAAGTTGTAGGTTACGAAGATCTATACGAAGTTAGCGATTTAGGGAATGTTAGAAGCCTAGACAAAGTTGTGCCAAAATGGGACGGTTTCCGATTGTTGAAAGGCAGAGTTTTGAAAAAGAAACTTACGCAATTTGGGTATCACACCGTAGCGCTCACTAAAAACGGAAAAGCGAAGCATTACTTTGTCCATAGACTTGTTGCTACTTGTTTTATTGACAATCCAGACACAAAAACGAAGACGCAAGTAAACCATATTGACGGCAATAAAACTAATAATGCTGTTGACAATTTAGAGTGGGTTTCTGCTAGCGAGAATATTAAACACGCATTTAAAACTGGTTTAAAATCAGTGCAGCAGTCTCAAATTGACACCATTAGGACGCTCGGGAAAAATAGTAATAAAAAGGTTCTTCAAATGGACCTGGATGGGAATGTGGTAAAAGAGTGGAACAGTATGACGGATGCTAGTAAAGCTCTGAAAATTAACCTTTCTTGTATTTCAATGTGCTGCAAAGGCACAAGAAAAAAGGCCGGTGGGTTTGCTTGGAAGTATTCTGAATGTGGAGGTGACTCGAATGATTAGGAAAGTCGCCATATATACACGAGTTAGCACCATGAATCAAGCTGAGGAAGGATACTCTATAGACGGGCAAATTGACAGCTTAGAGAAGTATTGTGAAGCTATGGGGTGGGATGTATATAACAAGTATATAGACGCTGGTTTCTCTGGTGGCAGTTTGAAACGCCCTGAAATGACAAACTTGATTAACGATGTAAAAAAAGGTTTGTTCGACACGGTTTTGGTTTACAAACTCGATAGACTATCACGAAATGTAAGAGATACACTTTATTTGATTAAAGATGTGTTTAATATAAATAAAATTGATTTTGTATCCATCCAAGAAAATATCGATACTTCTTCCGCCATGGGTACTTTGTTCCTAACTCTTTTATCTGCAATAGCTGAGTTCGAAAGAGAACAAATCAAGGAACGCATGCAGCTTGGCAAGCTAGGACGTGCAAAGTCTGGGAAGTCTATGCAGTGGGCAAAGACCTCGTTTGGCTATGATTACATCAAAGAGACTGGCACGCTCTCAGTCAATCCATATCAAGCCCTAATCGTCCGAAAGATGTTTGAATGGTATTTATCGGGGATGTCGGTAACCAAGCTCAGAGACACCCTAAATGAGCAATATGGGCAAGATAAAGAGTGGAGCTATAGAACTGTTAGGGTTATCCTCTCGAATCCAGTCTATTGTGGATATAATCAATTTAAAGGGCAGATATTCCCTGGCACTCATGAGCCTATTATTTCCGAAGAAGATTTCAACAAGGCGCAAGAGGAAATTAAAGCAAGACAGAGAACAGCCGCCGAGCGATTCAATCCCAGACCATTTCAAGCTAAATATATGCTTTCTGGCATTGCTCAATGTGGCTACTGTTCAGCTCCGCTTGCTATCAAGCTAGGCATGATACGGAAAGACGGCACGCGCTTAGTCAAATACGAGTGTAAACAGCGACACCCAAGGAAGACCAAGGGAGTTACAGTATATAACAACAACGAAAAGTGTGACTCTGGTTTTTATTTCAAAGACGATATCGAGCACTTTGTCCTAACTGAAATCAGCAAACTGCAAACTGATTCAAGCTATATCGACAAGCTATTTTCAAACACAAATCAAGAGACAATAGACCGGGCTAGCTACCAGAAACAGATTGACAATCTGACCGCTAAAATTAGCAGGCTTAATGATCTATACATCGACGATAGGATTTCACTAGAGGAATTGCAGAAACGCTCAAGTGACTTCATGGCAAAAAGAGCAGCACTCGAAAAAGAACTAGACGCTGACACCTCTCTCAAAGCCGTAGAACGCAAGGAAGATGTTAGACGGGTACTTGACACCAAGGATATCTTCACGCTTGATTACGAGCAGCAGAAAGTCATAGCACGCGCCTTGATAAGCAAGGTTCGAGTTGCTAGTGAAAGCATCGTTATTTTGTGGAAATTATAGAGCGTTTTAGTAACCTTCATTTCAATCAGTGTAAAAGCTCGTAGTTTAACGGCATTCAATTTTTTTAACATCATTTTCATGACATCATTCCTTCCATATTTTGATACATTGGTAATAGCATGGCTGCATAGATCATTACAATCACGACAGCAACAATAACAAAAATGAGGGGTTGCACAAAGGTTGTTGCCTTATTAAGACGGTTAAAGAAAGCCTGCCAAACCTCTTCAGCATAGACTTCTAACTCATAGCCCAACCTAGCATTAGCCTCTCCATAAGCAATAATCAAGGATAGCTCCTTAGTGAAGAAAGGGTGACTAGCAATACGATCAGGAAAACTCTGTCCTAGCATCAAGGCCTCTTCTAAATCAGCCCCCAGCTCACGAAAGAGCTTGGACTTTTGCTCTTGCATAAGAGAAACCAAGTCTAACAGGTCAATCCCTTGTCCTAAGAGATTTCCCCATTCCCTAGCATAATAGGCGGTCGTATATAGCCTGATAGTTTGGCCTATAAAAGGGATTTTTGCCATTCGTCGATAAAAGACAAGGGCTGGCTGGCGTTTGACCCATAGATAGAGAATTAAGCTTAATACAAGAAGTCCGCACAAAGTCACAAAAAAGAGCTGGGGAAAAATCTGAACCAACTGTACAGCCCAATTCTCCTTACCATCCCCCTCTAACAATTGAGGTAAAAGATAATTTTTAAGTCCTAACATAATCAGAATCAGGAAACCCAGAAGTAGGATAGGGTAGGTCGCTACCTCCATGAGTTTCTTACGAACCTTGGTCATACGAAGCATGTAGGCTTCAATCTTGGTTAAACTTCCTAGAAGATTACCATGCTTATCAGCAAGGGCAATCTGAGTAACAATATTGTCCGAAAAACCCACTGACGCAAACATCTTGTCTAGCCTGTCGCCTCGCATTAAGCTTGCTTTCATAAGAGATAATGACGATTCTTTCAACAAGTGACTTCGCTCCAAAAAGGCTACGATTTCGGTTAGGGTAAAACCGGCCTTTAGAAGTTGTTTGAAGAGCTGGATAACCTTGACTTGCTGATTAATCTTTAATTTTTTCCCCTTGGATATCCCCTTCAGTGAGATATCCTTGTTTAACCAAGCCTTCCAACTGCTGGTTCCAGCTGGCTGACGAATGGCTTTGGAAATTTTCACAGGCAAAATCAATCACACCTCCTCCCTTAATCAAACGCATATAGGCAATCCCTTGAAGAGCATTATCCAACTCAGACTTATCTACACCGAGGTCCAGAAGACGCTCATAAACACCTGCCACACTCTTTGCGTGAATAGTTGAAAGAACAGTCACTCCTGTCAGACTAGCTCTAATAACCGCTCGAGCAGTCTCCTTATCTCGAATTTCTCCAATAATCAAAACATCCGGGCGGTGACGTAGTGATAGCTTAATCAAATTATCATAGGTCATGTCAATTGCCTGATTTACCTGGAGTTGCAAGACATTATCCTGTTTAATTTCCACAGGATCTTCAATAGAAATCACCTGCTGTCCCTTAAAACGCTCCTGAACCAATTCATGCATAAGTGTGGTCTTCCCAGAACCTACGGGACCCGCAAAGAGATACAGTCCTCGATAATCCAATGCATCCTTAATAGGCTGAATTCCTTGATTCCAGTAAGTTAGCTCTCTTCGTTCAGAATGAAGAACACGAATAACCAAGCTCTCCAAACCTCGATAGTCTCCAACAGTTGATAAACGCAGAGAAACCAAGTGACCGTCACCACAATCATAGTCACAAGAGCCCAATTGACTCCTACGCTTCTCACCTACCATCATTCCCGCCACAAATTTAAAGTGACCAATAAGACTAGCCATGAAATCAGGCCGATATACATCAATCAATCTCCTCTCTTGCCCAACTCGCATATAGAGCTCATAATTATCCTGACGTGGAATGACATAGATGTCTTGAGCCCCACAACTATCAGCATTTTTGATTATTTCCTTAGCAAATTCTGTTATCATAAGGACCTCCTCATAAACCTATTCGTAAAAAGTTTAAAAAAATCATAACCACCCGTCTAACGGGTGGTTTGACCAAGGGCTATAAGCCCATAATACCAG